AGAAGTGGTACTACTGATAAAGTCACTATTGAAAGTGCAACTGGTAACACTGTTATCGAAGGTACACTGGATGTTCAGTTAGAAACTGAGATCACAGATAACCTTATCGTAAGAGCAGATAATAAAGTATTTGACATCAAGACAGACGCTGGTGTATCGAAGTTTACTGTAGACACAGATAATGGTAACACTAGTATCCAAGGAACTGTCACTGTCCAAGGTCTGACTACAATCAATGACTCTCTGGTTGTTGATGAGGCAGGTAAGGAGTTTGCAGTTCAGAATGGTTCACAAGTAGACAAGTTCACTGTTGCTACAGATACTGGTAATACAGTTATCCAAGGTACACTGAACGTTATTGACGCTGTTGATCTTGATTCTACATTGAATGTAGATAACGATGCAACGTTCAATGAGAACGTAACTATTATTGGTTCGACTGCTGCAACTGGAGCACAGGCAAGATACTTTAAGATTGAATCTCAGGCAGGTCTTACTAAGTTTGAGGTTGTTAGTGGAAGTGGTAATACAGATATTTCAGGTACACTGAATGTAGATGATGACGTAACACTCAATAAGAATGTAACTGTTGCAGGTTCTGACACCGCTGCAACCAACTACTTCAAGATTACAAATCAGTCTAATGTAGATAAGTTTGTTGTTGATTCTGCAAACGGTAACACTGCATTAGAAGGTACACTAACTGTTGAGTCCGATACTGACATCGGTAACGGCAATGTAACTATTGCAGGTGCAACAGGCAATACAGTTATTCAAGGTACAGTCAACGTCATCGATGCAGTTGACCTTGATTCAACTCTGAATGTTGATAACGCTGCAACCTTCCAACATAACGTTACAATTAACGCTGACAATAAGACGTTTGCAATTCAGAACAACGCAAACGATAACAAGTTTACAGTTGATACTGACAATGGTAATACATTCATTGCAGGTACACTGGAAGTCACTAATACTTCTCAATTCAACAATCATGTAACGATTGGTACGGCACTGTCACCAGACAACCTACAGGTACATGGAACAACTATTCTAGAAGACAATGTAACTGTCAACGGCGGCGTTCTTAGAATTAACTCTACTGAAGTAACGATTGATGATCCGATCATCAAACTCTTTAGAGATACTGTTCCTGGTAGTGCTCATACAAATGATGTTGGTATCGAATTCAACTACTATGATGGCGCAAATAGACTTGGATTCTTTGGTTGGGATATCAGTGCTCAGAGTTATCACTTCTTAGAGAGAGCATCAAATGCTAATGAAGTAGTTACTGGTGTTGATGCTGGTATCATTGCAGGTACTTTGATCCTTAGTACGGGTACACAATCAACCTCAGATACAACTGGTACACTGAGAGTCACTGGTGGTGCAGGTATTACTAAGAACCTCTATGTCGGTGAGGATCTGGAAGTACAAGGCGGAGACTTCACAACTAATCAGACTACATTTAATCTCCTTCAAACCAATGCGACTACGGTCAATGCATTTGGTGTAGTAACTGATCTGAACATTGGTAACAGTGCAGGTGGAGATGCTGAGTTTACTTTTGGTAACGCATCTAATGACAATACCATCACTCTGACTGGTAACGGCACTGGTGGTACGATTGAGTATGACACTAACGTCACTACTGGTACAGTCAACCTGTTTGATGGTGTTACTGGCACGATCAATCTGGGTGCAAACACTGCTACTGTTAACATCGGTGGTACAGGTGGTAATGCAGAACTACAGATTAGAGGTAATGGAGTTAACGGTCAAGCAACAATCTCTACGAACGTTGTAGGTGGTACAGTAAGTTTCCTTGAGTCTGTAACTGGTCAGATCGATGTTGGTGCTGCTGGATCTGTAGTTGACCTTGCAGGCGATCTCAGAGTTAAGGGTGGAGACATTATCACCAATCAGTCATCATTTAATCTGATCAACACAAATGCAACCACAGTAACTGCATTTGCTCTTGCAAGCACACTTCAACTTGCTGCAACTTCTGGTACTACAAACATCAGAAACAACGTTGATATTGATCTTGATCTGAATGTTGACGGTGGAGATCTTACAACTAATGCAACAACATTCAATCTACTAGAAACAAACGCTACTACCGTTAATGCATTTGGTACTGCTACGACAATTGATATTGGTGCATCTAGTGGAACACTAACAATCAATAACGCTGCAGTTGTTCTGGAAGGTGATATTCAGGTAAAAGGTGGTGACCTCACTACTAATCAAACCACGTTTAATCTCCTCGATGCTAACGCTACTACGGTTAATGCATTTGGTGATGGAACTGCAATTAATATCGGAGATGATTCTGGTACTCTGACGATTGGTAATCCAACTATCGTAAGTACACAGGCAGGTATCTCGGTATTCAACACAGTCGCTACTACAGTCAATGCTTTCGGTGCGGCAACAACCCTGAGTTTGGGTGCAGGATCTGGTACTACTACAATCAATAATGACTTGGTAGTTAGTGGCGACCTTGATGTTCAGGGTACGGTTACTACCATTAATTCTACTACAGTTCAGGTGGATGATAAGAACCTAGAACTGGGTACTATTGCAAGTCCAACTGATGCGACTGCTGATGGTGGTGGTTTAACACTTAAAGGTGCAACTGATAAAACCTTTAACTGGTACGATGCATCAAACGCTTGGACTTCTTCGGAACACTTGGAACTTGCTGTTAACAAGTCGTTCTTTATTAATTCTAATAACGTACTGTCACAAACAACTCTTGGCAGTTCAATTAGTAATTCCACGCTTACCAACTTTGGTTTGGTAACTCAACTAAATGTTGATAACATGCGTCTGGATGGCAACACTCTGAATGTCCAGACAACTAACGTCGATCTTAATATTGCTGCAAACGGTGTTGGTGTTATTAATCTGAACAGTAATATCAATACTGTTTATGATGCTTCTTTTGGTACATCTCTTGACGCATCACAAGTCACTATCCTTGGCAGACTGGATACTGATAACGTTGCAATTAATACAAGTGATATCTTCTCAACACCTACTAACGGTAACCTGAACATCTATGCAAATGGCACTGGTAAGGTAGTTGTTGAACAACTTGAGATTCTTGATAACTCCATCACACCATCTCAGAACGATGCTAACCTAGAACTGTATTCTGATGGAACTGGAACTATTGAACTCAATGATTCCACAAACATCACTGGCAACTTCACAGTATCTGGAACCGCTGCAATCAACGGTAACACTACTATTGGTGATGCATCTAATGATGTTCATACTATCAACGGTACGGTTACATTCCCGAATGCTGTTGACATTAATGGTACTGCAACGATTGATGACATCTCATTCAGTACTAAAACTATAAGTGCATCTGGTGGTTCTTTAGTTCTTGATTCTACAACCAATAGTGTATCAGTTACTGCTGATCTCACAGTAAGTAATGATCTGACAGTAAATGATGACGTAATTCTCGGTGCTACTTCTGGTGATTCTCTAACTGTTAATGCAACCTCTACATTCGTTGCTGCAATCACTTCGACTAATATCACTGCTGATGCAGTTCAAATTGGTGTTGATGCAGACAATGAAATCTCTACAACTACAGGCGATCTGATCCTTGATTCTGCAGGTGGTAAGGTTCATATCACAGACAATGTAGAAGTTGATGGAAACCTACAAGTAGATTCCAATACAACTCTTGGTGATGCTGCTGGAGATACATTAACTGTTAATGCAACTTCTACATTCAATGCAAACATCACTTCTACCAACAGAGCAAACATCCGTGATCTGAAGATTGGTACTGATGCTGCAAATGAAATCGGCACCTCTTCAGGTAACCTGATTCTGGATTCTGATGGTGGTACAGTCAATGTCACTGACGATCTTCTGGTTGATCTGAACGCAACTGTCACTGGAAACTTGACTGTCGTTGGACAGATTGATGTTGATAACATCAGATCAAGTGGTAATACAGTTGAGTCTACAACTGGCAATCTGACTCTGGCATCTGCTGGTAACATTGTTACTTCAGAACAAGTTGATATTACAAACACTCTGAATGTAGTTGGTCAACTTAATGCAGACAACCTGAGACTTGACGGTGACACTCTTTCCAACCCTGCTGGTAATAACCTTGATATCACCACATCTGGTGACGTTGATGTTCAAGGTCAACTACAAGTTGGTTCTACTGCTTTCGCAGTTGGTGCTGGTGCCAATGCTTCTACTGCAGAAGTTGAGGCATCCAACCTTGCAGTTTCTGGAAATGCAGTTGTTGATGGTGATCTGACAGTCAGAGACAATCTGATTGTTACTACTGATGTTGCTGTTCCTGCAGTTGTCCTCAGTTCTACATCTAAGAGTTCTGCAAAGACCTCTAGTATTTCAAGTACAAATGTTTCCACACCATATCAAATTGATGCAGATGGAAGCACACCTAATGATGCAGATGGTATCAAGTATACAGTCTGTGTAATTAACTCCAGTAACCAAAGATATATGTCTGAGATTCTCATGACATACGATGGTACTGATATGCAAAACGCAACTGCAATCAACTTGACAGAGTATGCAGTTGTAAATCCAAACTCTATCGGGTATGGATTCTCCGCTGATTACGACGCAGGCAATGGTGGTCAGATCGTTCTGTCTATTATTGGTGTTCCTGCATCTACATCAGTAACTGTCAAACTCCACAAAACACATCTAACCTAAGACATAGAGGGATAGTGAACCTATGGCTAATTTCAACGTAAAAGAAGGATTATCGATTCAGGGAACTGAGATCGTTGACGAGAACAGAGCTGTTAGAAATGCAACTCTGAACGCTAATAATTCTGTAACCTTCCAGAATATTCCAAACACAGGTCTTGTCAATGACGGACTTATAGTTAATGGATATGATATTGATCTAGGCGGATCACAAACTCTTGATACAGATGATATCCAAGAGTCTGGAACTCCTACCAATATCTACTTTACAACTCCAAGAGCACGTGCTGTATTATCTGTAAACCAAACAGGTGGTGATGGTACACTTGCATACAATAGTGGGACAGGTGTATTTGCATATGCTGGACCTAGTGCTGCAGAAACAAGAGTACACTTCAGTGCCACGACAGGAACTGGTGCAACTTACAATAGTACTACTGGTGTTATTGCACTTGCAAGTATTCCTAACACTGCAATCACAAACTCAAGTATTACCATTAATGGTATTGCAACCAGTCTTGGTGCAGCAAGAACACTAAACACTGATGATGTTCAGGAAGACCCTTCACCTGCTAACAAGTATTTTACTGAAGCAAGAGTAAGAGCTGCAGTAACGGTAACACCTAATACTGGATTGAGTTTTAATAGTGGTACTGGAGTATTTGAACTTGCAAGTATTCCAAATACTTCTCTGACATATCCATACTTCACTATTAATAACACTCAAGTTCAACTGGGTCAGTCAGTTGGTTTCCCAAACCAGTTTACTGATGACGTTATTGAGGATGCTAACCCAGTAAACTTATACTTTACTCCAGCACGTGCTCGTGCAGAGTTTAGTGGTGGAACTGGAGTAAGCTATAATGGTGCCGCTGGTAGGTTCTCTATTGGTCAGGCAGTTGCAATTACAGATGATGTTACCTTCAATGATCTAACCGTTAATGGAGATCTAACAGTTGCAGGTACTACCACAACTCTGAATACAGAAACTATTCAACTGGCAGACAACACAATTGTTCTGAACAGTAATGCTACTGGAGGTGCAACAGAAGATAGTGGTATTGAGATTGAGCGTGGAGATGATGCAAACAAAACGTTTGTCTGGGACGAGACTAATGATGTATGGACGATCGGTTCTGAAACATTTGTTGCGTCAACAGTACAAGCGAACTTGACTGGTAATGTCACTGGTACAGTTTCTAGTATTGCAAATCACGATACAGACGCACTGACAGAGGGTTCTACTAACGTTTATTATACTTCTGCTAGATTTGATACAGATCTTGCCACAAAGAACGCAGACAACCTCACAGAGGGTTCTACGAACGTCTACTATACATCTGCTAGGTTTGATACAGATCTTGCCACAAAGGATACTGGAGACCTTACAGAGGGTGCCAATCTTTACTATACAAATGCTAGAGCAGACGCTCGTGTCAACCTACAGACTGGTACTAACCTTGATCTATCTCAGAAAACATCTGCAGATCTAACAGAGGGTGTCAATCTGTACTTCACGGATGCTAGGGCAGATGCTAGAGTTGCATTACAGGTGGGTGCAAACCTTGACCTGAATAGTGTGTCCACTGGTGATCTGGCAGAAGGATCTAACCTCTACTATACGGATGCTAGGGCAGACGCTCGTATTACTAATGCAGATACTGATGCATTGTCCGAAGGTTCTACGAATCTTTACTTTACTGATGCTAGAGCAGATGCTCGTATTGCTGCTGCATCTACAACAGATCTTACTGAGGGAACGAACCTTTATTACACAGACGCTCGTGCCGATGCTCGTGCATCAGCAGCCATCACCGCTTTGGGTCTTGGTACTGCTGCTACTACTGACGCAACTGCATATGCAACTGCTGCACAGGGAACAACTGCTGACTCTGCACTTCAAGCGGAGACAATTACATTAGCAACTCTCAAAACAGAAGTTGCAGCAGCAACTGACTTTGCTGACTTCCAGACCCGTATCGCCGCTCTATAATAACCAATGGCAAAACCAACTACTAGAACAGAACTTAAAGAATATTGTTTGAGAAGATTGGGTAAACCAGTCTTGGAAATCAATGTTGATGATACTCAACTTGATGATGCAATCGATTATGCATTGTCTAAGTTTCAGGAGTTTGGTTATGATAGTATGTATCATGCTTATTTAAAGCATAAGTTTACTGCAGCAGAAATAACAAGACTGCGAGAAACAAACGATACTATTACTACTGCTGACGGAACAGTATATGAAGAAGGTCAGACATATATTCAACTGCCAACTGATGTGATTAGTGTCCAAGGTATCTTTGATTTTGGTGATAAGAACTCAATGAGTTTCTTTGATGTTCGTTATCAAATGAGACTGAATGATATGTATGACTTTACGTCAGCATCTTTTGCACATTACTATATTATTCAACAACAACTGGCACAGATTGATTTCCTTTTAGTTGGAAAGAAACCTGTTAGATACACTCAAACTACTGATCGTCTATATGTTGATATGGATTTTCGTTCAGATACTAGAGAAGATCAGTATATTATCATTGATTGTTATAAGTCTATCGATCCAGATAACTTCCCTAAGATCTACCAAGAACCATGGATGCTTGATTACACCACTGCTCTATTCAAAAGACAGTGGGGAGCAAACCTCATCAAGTATGATGGTGTACAACTTCCTGGCGGCGTAACTCTCAATGGGACTAAAATATATGATGATGCTGTTCAAACTATAGAAAATCTAGGTAAAGAACTTAGAGATCATCATGAACTTCCACCACTAGATCTGATTGGATGATATGGCACTTAATTCCTATTTCTCTCAAGGCACACAAGCAGAAAGAGACCTCTATGAGGATCTCGTTATCGAGCAAATAAAAATCTATGGACAAGATCTAAAGTACATGCCAAGAACACTCGTCAATAGAGACGAGTTGTTTGGAGAAGATGTTTCTTCAAAATTTGACGATGCGTATACACTAGAAATGTATATTGCAAACGTTGAAGGGTTTGAGGGAGATGGGGATTTGTATAGTAAATTTGGTATTAGAGTAACTGATCAAGCAACGTTTATTGTTTCCAGAAAGAGATGGACTGAAGAAGTAGATGACAATGCTACTTTGATTAGAGAAGGTAGACCAAATGAAGGAGATCTAATCTACTTCCCGTTAACTAAGAAATTATTTGAAATTAAATTTGTAGAGTATAAGAAACCCTTTTACCAACTTAAAAATCCATACGGAGCATTTGTATACGAGATCAGATGTGAACTCTTTGAGTACAGTGATGAAGTTATTGATACTGGAGATGCAGCAATTGATGCAATCGAAACTACATTTGCGAATGCAATTAAACTTATTATGGATCCTGGTGGTACAGGAGACTTTACAGTTGGAGAAGAAGTTGTAGGTGATGAATATCATGCCAAGGCAACATCAACTATTACAGGTGATGCAGTAACTGCAATAACTATTACCGATGGTGGTAGTAACTATAACGCTGCATTACCTCCATCAATCACAATTACAGGAGGCGGCGGAAGTGGTGCTACGGCGACTGCTACAGTTTCTAGTGCTGGTATTGTCACTGGCATTACTATTACAAGTGGGGGCACAGGTTATACTAGTTCACCTACTGTATCAGTGGACTACTCCCCCAAAGACAATAGAGCGGAAGTTAAATCTTGGAATAGTTCCACAAGAGAACTTCAGGTTATCAACAGAACAGGAGTCTTTACTACTGCAGAAACAGTAACTGGTATTACTTCTGGGGCCCAGTGGAGTCCCGAGTCATATAACACTATAAATAATACTAACAGTGTCTGGGATCAAAACGATTATATCGAGACCGAGGCAGATGATATCATTGATTGGACGGAAACAAACCCATTCGGTGACTTTGGAAATCAAGGAGACAGTTACTAATGTTAGGTACATACACATACCACGAAATTATTCGTAAAACTATTGTTGGGTTTGGAACTCTGTTTAACGACATTGAGATTCGCAGATCGGGAGAATCTGGTCGTATTGAGTCTATGAAAGTTCCTCTCAGTTATGGACCTAAGCAAAAATTTCTTGCAAGATTAGAACAACAAACCACTCAGGAACAACCAATACAAATGGTTCTTCCTAGGATGGCATTTGAAGTAAAAAATCTTTCTTATGATGCCAGTAGAAAAGTATCTCCTATCCAGACAATTAAAGCAATTGATCCCGATAATGAGTCAAAGGTGCGAAAGGCATACATGCCTGTACCATATAACATCGACTTTGAACTTGCAATCATTGCAAAAAATAGTGATGATGCAGTTCAGATCGTTGAACAAATTCTTCCATACTTCCAACCATCTTTCAATATTACTCTTAATTTAGTAAGTGTGATTAATGAGAAGAAAGATGTACCTATTACCCTCACTAGTATTTCTTATGAAGATGACTATGAGGGCGACTACATGAAGAGAAGGGCAATTGTTTATACAATGCAGTTCTCGACTAAGACATATCTCTACGGTCCTGTCAGTGATAGCAGTATTATCAAGAAGGCTATTGCAGATGTTTACACAAAAGTAGATACTGTAAATCAACCAAGAGCTATGAGATACACTGCACAACCAGATCCAGTTACTGCAGAAGTTAACGACGACTTTGGGTTTAGTGAAACTTGGACTGCAAACGATAGTTATGTACAGTGGAATCCTGTCACTGGTCAGGATGAAACTATTACTTAAGGAGTAAAATCATGGGAACATTTGATGGACTAGATGATGTTTTGAATATTGCTAACCCCAATGTTCCAGAAGAAACTGAAATTGTAAAAGAAGTCCCCAAACCAAAAGGTAAAGATGATACTGATGATCAAACAAAAGATTATGAGTATACTAGGGGCAATCTATATTCTCTAATTGAGAAAGGTCAAGAGGCAGTAGAAGGGGCCCTTGATGTTGCATTGAATAGTGATCATCCCAGAGCTTATGAAGTTGCAGTTAATGCAATGAAACAAGTTGCAGATATGACAGATAAACTTGCAGATCTGCAAAAGAAAATGAGAGAACTAGACGCACCAACTAATAAGTCTGGTCCTACAAATGTAACCAATGCGTTGTTCGTTGGGAGCACTGCAGAACTGCAGAAACTACTCAAACAACAAAAACAGATAAATACTAAAGAAGGAAATAGTTAAAACAATGGCACTCAACGTTCTTGATACTACAACAGTGACAGCCAGTGGTTCTGCATATATCGCAGTAAAGACTGGTACAATCAGATGTACTGCGACTGCTGCAAGTACACTTCAGATTAACGACGGTCCTGTAATTCAACTTCCAGCTATTAGTGCTGGAGATACTAATTTGCACGTTGGAACTGTGAAAGGTTCTTCAATTAGATCTGCTACCAATGTAGATGGTAGTGTTATTACGATTAATGTAGACGGCAGAACACCTGCACATCCATTTGAAGTTGGCGACTACATTCAAACCGTAGATGGTGGAGACACTGCAAATTTTGGTACAGACTTTGAGAGCGCTGCATCAACTGGGAAGAAAGTTACTGCCGTATCCAATACAACTATTACCACAGATATTGATGCTTCTGGTGCTGCTGGTGCATATACCCTCGCAGCTGCACAAGAGAATGCACTTTTAATTCCAAGAATTACAAGGGTTGTAAAACTAACTGCTGGATCAGGGGCAGACGTTATTGTTGAGCAGGTGCAAGTAGTCGGGGGATAAGACCAATGAACAAGAAAACATATGGACAGTTTACCACAGAGGCAGCAGCCTGGACAAAAAAGTCAGGAAAGAACTCCGAAGGAGGACTTAACGAAAAAGGACGAAAGTCTTATGAAAAGGAAAATCCAGGATCTGACCTTAAGGCACCAAGCAAAAAGGTTGGAAATCCCAGGCGGGCATCCTTCTGCGCTCGA